CCCCCATGGTGTTAAACCCTAGCCTTTCGCATAAATGTCATATAGTCGTAACTCCTTGGTTTTCCAGAACGATTAAAGGTGATCCGCTTGCGAGGACCGAATCTCTCCCAAAGGAGCAACAGCAAGCATCGTAAGGATTTAGCACCTTTTGAGGAGATCGTCAAGTCAACAAATACATTCTCGCCTTCTTCGCTATGAACATAATGGTCAGCCTTTTGGCCATCATTTATGCACCTAGCTAGAGCCACGCCAGCAATACCATCCTTATCCTTGACAATTCCGACCATGCCCTGCTTCTCAAACCATCCAAACCACTCAGCAAGGTTAGGCCACATCGACTCTGGGACACCGCTTTGCTCAATATACTCGATAGCCGTCATAGGGTTTTCTGTATTTCAATTGTATCTGGATTGGCCGCAGCCGTGATCTGGCGTATAGCCATCTTGTTTGCTGCGCTTTGGATCTTGACATTTAACAAACGCCATTTCTGATACTTTCTCAAGTCGCTTGCCAATTTTTTCTTTACTGTTGTTGGTAGAACGGCTGGCAATGCAAACTCAAGCGTTAATACTGAACTTGATATGTTTAGATTTGGCTGGACATCAATATCGCCAACATCTATGTCACGCTGAATTGATATTGTCGTATCCGTTGAGAATGAGTCATCAAAGATAACCTCAAAATGGCTTCCATACTTTACCGCAAATGGATCACCAAAATTAAAATCCTTTGTTCTGACATAGGACTCATAGTTAAATATTCCAGTTGATGTCGTTGTGGTCGTACCAGCAGTTGTCGTGTAAACTCCAAAATCTTGATAATCTGCGGTTGTCACCTGGGCTGATGTCTTGTATCCGCTATACCTAGTAATCTGTCCAGTTGTCAATTTCATCATTAGACGCAAGCCTTGGTCTTGAAAGTTTGTAAGTGCGAACTGCATTACATTCGGAGTCCATGTTCCCTCAAATGCTCCAAGTGTTGTATTGTAAACAATGATTGTATCATTATAATCATTTGATTGCGTTGGAATTGCAAGAAAATATCTGTTGTCGTAAAAGTGAGCAGTAGCTATGCCTATCTTTGCAACATTGATTTCTTGAATAACATTTTTAATAACTTCTGAAAGTGGAAGCCCAACAGATGTAAAATCGTCTGCGGCTGAACGCACAAGCGACCTAATACCATCGTCCGAAAGAAAGAATATGTCACTGTTTACCTGTACGGCAGATCCTTCAGCAACACATCCAGTATTATTTGAAATTAACTGAACTGTCCAATCGGCAGCAGTAGTCGCATCTGCAGGTATTGTGACTTGGAATATGCGCCTCTTTTTGAAAACCATTATTCTATTTTGATAGTATTGAACAATTGCAGTAATCTCATCACCATCGTCTGCATTGACAACAATGCTATTTGAGGAATCCCAAATTGATGCATCTAAAATGTCGGACGCATAAAGCGTGTTTCTATATGATCCAGATCCAACACCAAACAACCTATTCCCAGTATTGATTAAAAGTCTTAAATTTAGAGGAGGAGGACTTACTGTTGCCGTGGCTGTAGCTCCAGACCCATTGCCAATAATTGTTACTGTCGGCTCGCCAGAATAGCCATATCCTCCGTCAGAAACAGTAACACCAGTAACTGCACCTCCAGCAACGGTTGTGATTAGCGTTGGAAGTGTCCCTCCCCAATCTGGTCCAGTAACAACTGCCGTTGCGCTTGTATATCCAGTTCCTGCGGTTGTGACTGTTATCGCCCTAACCTTGCCACCCTGTCTTGTCGTGATTCCAGTTCCACCAGTGGAAGCTCCGTCAAAAAAGTAAAGAGGACCATCGGAATCGGCCATGTACATCTTATCATTAAACTGAGCCATGCTGACTTTAGCGTCAAAATCTGCTGAGAATCCGTCAGCCCATTGCTGGTTTTCATTATCCCAAATGCGAGTAGCACCAGTAAAGCTATCCCATATTTGATCGGCTGGACGCAGTTGCGCATTCCCATTTGAATCAATTGTGTAAAGCCTTCCTTGTGTAACAGCTACGAGCCTCTCAGATTGTGATGTGTCGTAATACCGCATCCCACCAATTGATCCTCTTTGGCTCGTTGATGTCGTGCTAAAACTTGTAACACCTTTGCGTGTTTCCAGACTACCCTTTGGAGATAGGGTCATATTGACCAACTGTTGAACTTGATTATCTGCCAATAAGTCAGATTGCAAACCGCTGGCTTGTCCGCCATTAAAACTACGGATTCCGTCAAATGCCAGAAGATCGTCTAAATTGTCCGAGTAGTACGGCACAATGCCTCCTTTAAGCCGAGAACATTTCTTCGATGGTTAGCTCGCCGAGACTCTGCGGAGTGATCTGTTTTACTCCTCCAACTTGGCTCAACTCGTAGTTAGCCATCAAAGCAAGATCAGCATTAGCAGTCTGCGTGATAGCCTGTGCCTTGGCGTACTGCCGTTCACGCTCTAGTGCATCAGAATGAGTCAGGGCAAGAACCAAGTGATGAACGTGGGGTAAGCGAAGTTCGTCATCCAACGCGGATTGTGATGGAGGAAAGTCAACAATGATGTTTGTGCGGGTAAGGCATTTCAGTTTTTCGACAACACGCAATGGAGTAGTTCCAGCCGTTTTAAGCCTTGGGTAAAGGTTTAGCTCTGCTACGCCACTGCTATTGCGACCAGTAAAATGATATGTGTCTGGATCTCCAGTGCGCTCATCAGAAAGCAATCCTGGGTCTTGGCTGATAATTGTGGCTAGGTCAATAGGATCAACCTCTGCGTCATTATAAGCCACAGAAAGAGGAGTCTCGACATTGCTGCCAAGCGTGACTAAACGAGTTGTTCCAACCGAATAGGTGGAATTAGTTACAGTCTCGCGCCATGGGGCAAAGTCCCATACTCGCCTATAGGCTAGGCTTGCTGCTTTCTGCAAGAAAGTAAGTGTATCCGAGTCGGTCTTACCGATCTTTTCTCCTGCATATTGCGCAATTTCAGTTAATGTCATTTTTTACCTCAATCCAGCTAATTGTTGATTCATCCCAATTATATGTTTTTTCATCGTTTGGCCTTGCAATTGGAGGAATCCAAGAAAATGTTGCATCATCCCATACAAATGAATTAAAAATTTTGGGTGGCATAAATACATCTTTTTCATTATCATAAGAATATCCAATCCCAGCATAATTTCCTCTGAATGAATTATTGTAGCTTGTCTGCTTCCATTGTCCATCTAGCTTCAATACGTTTTTTATAAAATCAAGTCCAATGCCTTCTGTTTCTGGAAATAATTTTTCTGGCTCGCCTAGAACTGAATTATTTATTGCAATAACATCAGTTACTAAATTATCTTTAATTTTTGCAAAATATCCCATAAAATTACCAAGTAATTGTTCCAGAATCATTAAATATGTATATCTTATAACCACCGCTTGTTGTTGTGGTTGGTGCTCCTGTTGTTAGGGCTGACTTGTATGACGCAAGATGCCTTATGATTACAACACCTTTTCCTCCTGCACCACCATTTTGCACTCCGTTATTTTGAAGATTCCCAATTCCCATTCCACCATTTCCAGTATTTGCTGTCCCATTAAATCCTGTATCACTAGAACTGTATGCTCCATTATCTCCGCCCTTTGCCCTAGTTACTGAAGATCCTGAAATTGAACTTGCTAATCCAGAACCACCAGTTCCAGTACCTCTACTCGTTCCGTTGGCTCCTACTCCGCCAGCCCCACCACCCGCGCCCCCTGTTCTATAATTAACTCCATCAGTTGCCGCCGAGCCTCCGTTGAATCCTTGACCTGCTGTGCCAGCACCTCCTCCAGCACTATTCCCAAAATTATTTCCACCACCACCACCGCAACCTCCGCTTGATCCAGCTTGGGCTGGGTTTGAATTTCCTCCGCGTCCTCCGCCTAAACATGAAATTGTTGACGATGTTGAATATAATAAAGAGTCGCTTCCGCTTGCAAGGGCTGCTCCTCCGCCACCAACAGTTATTGTGTATTCCATTCCTGACAGAATGGATAATGGAGATAAAATAGCAGAATTAGATCCAGAAGTTTCTCCCGATACTGACGATTTATACCCACCCGCACCTCCTGCTCCTGATGCATTTAATCCTGTATCAAAAGCTATTTGGCCTCCACCACCACCACCCGCTACAATTACATACTCAACGCTAGGCGGTACTTGCGATCCAAAAAATGAAACAGGAAATACGGGCCAAGCCATATTTTGCCTTACGAGTAATTCTGCGATGCAACCCCAAAAAGGGAAGTTCCGTTTGATATAAATGTAAAAATATCGCTCTTTGCAGAACCAGTTGTTAATGTTGGCGTTATTCCTCCAGGCCATTTATACGTTGCATTCCATGCAAGTGTATTTGATCCAGTTCCTTGAGTTACAAGCAAAATATATACCGAGCCATCAACCTTGTTAGAGGCATCTGCCATCGTCCCATTTGTTGAAAGAACAAGCCTTGCAACTTGGTTGGAAGCCAAATCCCAAGCTATTGAATTTCCGCTTGTAAGCGTTGTAGCATTAAAATTATGTGCTGCAGTATATTCTTGAGCTACAGCAAGTTTTGCAACAGTTGCGGTACTTGCGGTTGCCGTGCCTTGACTAATTGTAATATCTCCAGCAAGTGTTGTGGAAAGATTTGTGATAGTTGATGTTGCGCTATTAAGATTAGAAATTGTTGCATTTGTGCTGTTAAGGGTTGCAACAGTTCCAGACGTAAAAATGCCAGCAGTTCCAGTTGTAGTTCCAGCAGTCAATGTTGGAATTAAACCAGTTGTAATTGTTCCATTCGTAATCGTAGCTGCTGTAGATGTAGTTGTTCCAAATGTTCCAGAAGGAATTATACCGCTTGTAATCGTTCCATTCGTAATTGTAGCACCAGTACTGCGAGTATAATTACCTGTTGCATTTGTATACAGTGAATTAGTTGCTTGAACATTCGTATATGTGCTTAAAGTAAGAGCATCTTCAAACAATTCGTTTACAGTTACAGACCTCGGCGCATCGGATGCTGTAAGACCAGAGTCAGCAATTAGAAGCTTATCCAGACTTTTAACCGAAGTCATTGCCGTCTGATCGGTGATTAACGCCTGGTAGATGTCTGTGCCGTCAATAAGATTATGCAACGCTGCGGCTGTAACCGTTCCATTGGTTGCAAATGTCTGCGAGCGATTGAATTTAATTGCCATATTAAGCTACCACCCTCATTGCGGTTGCGTAAAGCGTGCCAGCAGGGATTGTTCCATGTGAAATTGTATCTGTATTAAGAATTGTGTATCTAATAACATTTGCACCCTCAACCCTAAATTGGCTCATCATTCTTGCGCCTGCCGTACCAAGTCCAGCAGTACCAGAGCTTGAGCTAAGTGAGTTAAGTCCACCAAATACAATATCACCAATCGCTGCACCAGAAACTGTAAATGTTCCAGTTGTTATGTTTGATCCACTTGTTACTGAATCAAGGTCTTGAAGTGTCGCTCCAGTAAATGCAGCAGTGCCATAATTAAATGATGTAACTCCGCCAGTAGAGCCAGTAATCCTAGCTGTTCCAAATGTAGCAGAAGCAATCGTTGATACGTTTACCGACTCAGTGCCAATTGTAGCTGTGCCAGTAGAGGCTGTAATGTTTGAACCAAAAGTGATAGCTCCAAGCTGAAGCGGTATTGTTGCTGTTGAAATTGTAGCCGTGCTTACTGAAAGAGTTCCAATCGTAGCCGTTCCAGTTGAGGCGGTAATGTTAGATCCAAAAGTAATCGCGCCAAGTTGGAGAGGAATGGTTGCCGTTGATATAGTTGCAATAGAAATGGTGGCGGTAGAAATGGTGGCCGTGCTGTTTGAAAGAGTACCAATTGTGGCTGTTCCGCTTGAAATAGCAACGCTGGAGCTAAAGGTTGCTGCGCCAGTCACGGCTAGGCTGGATGATAAGGTGGTCGCTCCGACAACATTAAATGTGCCTGTGCTTTGAACACCGTTGATTCCAACCGAAAGAGCCGACGATGTATTGTCTCCATCTGTAATAACCTCAACTGTACCAGCGGTTGGTAATCCGCCAGTCCCAAGCGTCTTGAGTAGCTGTGGATAGCTAGTAGCAATGTTCTGTGTTCCAAGTGTTGGCATTGAGTCTCCTAGTTAGAAAGTCTGTTTTTGAGGACATCCCACGCCATTGAGCAAGCCAGCCCAACGACTCCAGCTACAGCCAGAACCTTCGTCTTTAAGGTTTCCAGCGCACCTAATCTATTAGCAACATCCCCGTGGAAAGCAAGTGACCTTTCTACCATAGCGTAAAGTTGAAGCTGACGCTCTTCCATCCTGGCGAGTCTAACCTCCATATTCCACACTTGCTCTTCACTCATGGCTTAGTAGCCCCCAAGTCAGATGCTGCGCCCATGTCTGAATATACAGGAAGCGGGTTGTTTTCAACCTTGCGTGGCGAGCAGGATGCAAGGGCAAGGCAGAGGATGGAGATGGTGAGGGTGTTCATCAAGCTGCGGTTATGGTGATGCCATAATTCCATCCAGATGTAGGAATTATTGTTGCGTCTGTAGATGAATTTTGAGCACGTACTGTTTTATATTCCCATCCAGTCGTACCTTCATTATCATAATCATAAACTCTTCCAGCAGTCCAAAATGCAACTGCATCAAGCGTATTGTCTAAAGTTGTTTGAAATGTTGCATTTGGTGGAATAAGAATATATCCATATGCAAAACCTGGAAAATCTGCATCTGAATATCCAGCATCTTTTAGATAGACTAATCCAGTGGCAAGAAGGAGTTTGTTACTTATAAGCGAACCAGCAACTCTAGTAAGAGGAGTTGTTGCTTTTGTATATGTTCCGTTTGGAACAACATTAGTAAAACCAGATATATTAACTGCGTTTGTAGTGGCTACAACAAGAGGTGCTGCTGGTGGTCCAGCTTTAATCTTGCGTACGGCTTGCACGCCCAATCCTAGAGATAGTCTTGGCATATAATTAAAATGCAATCACCCGCCAAGGACTTGAACCTTTGGCGGTGTGGTTGCTTGAATCATTAACCAGCTATGTAGCCAATCACCTTGCCAGTTCCAGCCGTGTAGCTGTCGAACTCGCCATAGATGATGTTGCCAGAGCCAATCGTAACGCCAGTCAGAGTTCCATCATATTTACCGCTAATTGCGCTAAACGTGGTATCTGAAAGCATCTGGATCGCCCAGTAGCCACCAGTAGCTGTTCCTTGCGTCCCTACGGAAAATCCGTATTGAGCTTGGAATTTATCTAATGCGCGTGACATTAGGGTGAGGTAAACAACGGGATCTTGTAGTTCGTGCCGTTAACAGTAATGGTCAAGCCATTTGCTGTTGCGGCAGCAGAACCGAATGTTCCAGTTGTAGCAATGGTTGTGATGTCCCAAACTACGGATTGGTTAGAGGTATCGAGCTTTAACGCACGTCCTTTTGCCTTCCGTGGGCTTCTTGCAAATTCAATCGCCATATTTTTTTCTCCTTAAAGCAGCACGTTTGATACTATCTGGCGTGTACTCACTTTTGAATCTACTGCCAAGCTTTTGTTCTTGGCGGTAATACCCCTTCATCAAGTTTGTTTGATTGACTCCCAGCGGGTTGTCGAGGGGTTCGCCAACCCCCACTAGGCTCAATCTTTG